TCTTTAGAAGCTTTGCCAATTTCAGCGGTAATATTTTTACCGAACTGTGCAAACATGTCGCTAAACATGCCATAATTGAAAGCATTTTCTTTTGTAGCCGAGAGTATATTCGATTGTGTAGCTTCATCAACCTTTGATTGTTGCTGTGACGATTGAAAGAACTTCAATTGGTCCATCGAATTTCCCTGAGGTGCGTCTGTTTCAGCCATAAATACCGTCCTAAAAGTTATATGTGTCTTTTTTATATTTATAATTTAGTTCATCTTCAGCATAAATATGCTATATTTACTTAGAAAGAAAAACTAATAGCGAAAGGGATCATTAATGAGTACATCTAGAACTATACCAGAGTTGGATTTTTTATCTAATATAGACTATACTTTATTCGAAGCTCAGTTAAGTGGAGTGTTACAACGAATACGAAATGGAGAATCCCAAGAAGATATTAATGACCTTTTAGAAATTATTAATAAACGATATACAGGATTTGAGTTAAAGATTAACAAATCAAAAGAATATGAAATAATTCGTAAATATTAATATTAAAAAGCTATATTATAGTTAAGAAAAAGATATAACCTTAAAGAAGGAATAATATGCCACCAGAGACTACACTGCCAGCAACAACTACTAGTTCAAGCCCAGTGTTACATAATATAGATGACGTGATATCTAATCCAAATGTAATGGAAAGAATCATCATCCAGAAGATGTTTAAGGATGCAGATTTTAGAGAATCTATAGCACCTTTCATAGATAGCAATACTTTTTCAGATCCAAAAGCAAAAGACTTATATTCTAAGATTGAAGTATTTGCTGAACGATTTGAAGACTTCCCTATGATTAATGATGTTCGAATGAATGTTAAAGATCACGCTCTTATTGAGTACTTTGATAGTTGTTTTGATCCAGCAATAGATGCTAGTACTTATAATACAAAGCACTTACTATCTTCAGTAGAAAGTTATGTTAGAAATACATTACTCTCTAATGAAATTATTAAAGTGATGGAACATTTTGATAAACCTAACTTCGCTGATCTAGCAACTCATCTTCCAGATAAAGCAGCAGAAGTTTTAAACTTTACATTTGATACTACAGTTGGCTTAGATATTTTTAGTGATGAGGGTATCGATCGAATGATTGACTTCTTTCATAACTGTTCTAATTTCATCGAGACTGGAATCTCTGGTCTAGATGCTATGATAGCGGGTGGCTTCCATGCAAAGAGTTTGAATTTATTCATGCTCCCTACTAACAAAGGTAAATCTGCAATCATGGGAGCCATCGGAGCTAATATGGTAATGCAAGGAAAAAACGTTCTTTACATTACATTAGAGATGCCAGAAGAAATGATAGCCCAACGTATTATGTCTAATATTTTAGACGTTCAGCAAGACAGTTTAAAAGGGTTTGATAAATCTACAATTAAGAAGCGTATCGAGAAGCTTGGCGGAATTATGAATAATCGATTCCGTGTAAAAGAGTTTCCAACAAGTGGCACCTCTGCTAGTACTATAATGCGTCTTATTAAAGATTTAAAAGATAAACAAAAATGGGAAGCGGATGCTATCTTCATTGATTATCTAGGATTAATGAAACCTAAGACTAGTCGTAAAGTTTCAGCTAAGCATGAAGATCTTAAAACTGTAGCAGAAGAGATTCGTGATATTGGTATGGAGTATGACATTCCAATCATATCAGCAATGCAAACTAACCGTGAAGGTTATGACTCTGCTAGTTTAGATCTTAGTGATATGTCAGAATCATTTGGAGTTGCTATGACAGCTGATGTTACAATTGCAGGTATTATGAACGATGAGTTGAGAAACATTGGCCAATACATTTGGCGAATAATTAAAAATAGATTCGGTCAAAATCAGCAAGAGATTAATGTAGGAATGGACTTCTCTAAAATGAAGCTTGAAGATCTAGGCGACTTACCACGGAATATTGGCGAAGCTGGTGATACTCAGAATAGACCAATAGCTCCAGTAACACCACCCAAACAAAGTATTATGAATGTAGTAAAGAGTACAAAAGATACAGCTGAAGCTGCTGAATACGATCAGCTTGGCGGGTATGGTGCTAAAAAGAAATCAACAAACGCAATTAATTTTGACTAAGGAGGTCAGACGTATGCAAGAATCTAGACTAACATCTCTAGGCGATGATGTTACTGTAAATGAAAGGACTATTTCTGATATAATTCAATATAAGAAATTCCTTAGTCTAATTAGAATGCAAGAATATTTGGTAGACTTAAGTTATATGAATGAACATAAGATTAAAGTAGTTTCACCCGAACTAATATATAATTTTAATTCAGCTCTCTTAGCATGTAAACGAGAGTACAATTATAGCTTACTAAGTATTTTAACTAAATTATCTGAAGAATATATGGACACTACCAAAATTAAAAGATATATTAGTACAGAAGTTAAATGGGAATTGATCGATGAAGTTCGACGCAAACACCCAAGCATTAAAGAAGAATTTCCAGACAACGACACTAACGATTTATTATTTATGTAAAGGAGACATATTATGGAAAGAGAACAAGATGGTCTGCATAAGCACATTTCAGAGCTTTTTAATTGGCAGGCAAGAAACGTTAAACCTATTGAAGACGAGGCTATAGCATCTGACTTGCTAGCTATTGCTAAAAGCGTCCCAGGAGCAGTTCCTGCAGGATGGTCACTAGAAGCCGGAGAATGTCTTTACCGTTATTTCATCGAAGATCGCAATGGCGACCTTTTCATCAAGTATACTTCATCTATTTCAGAAACTATTGATGACAGCGTTTACAACCGTGGAGTAAGCAAAGCTTATGATCGTGGTGGTATTCCAGTTCTCAAGATATAAGAGGTTATTATGGCCAGAGCCCCAGAGTATTATGCAAGCAAACTATCTAGTGTTTTATCTAGAATAGTTAAAATAAATAGACACTTAACTGTCTATTCTGAGTATTCATTAAAAGCTGTTAATATGGGCAATGCCCGAAACATCTACAGCAAGCTTAGTGTTGATCAGAGAAAGCTAATTGATGCCGTGGCTTCTGACCTTAGTACTTCAAAAGAATTCTGTTACAAGGATGTATTAAGATATAGTGTTTTATATAAGCTAAATCAAAAGGACAGTTGGATGTTTGACAATGATGAGTACTATTCGTTGAAAAAACAATTGAAAAAAATTAACAACTTGTTCTGCAAAAATAGCTATATTAATACTATTAAAATAATAATTGATGACATAGAAGCAGGACGGTATACACCAGTAGATCTAGCTAAAATAAATTTAGATGGGTCTTCGATAGTGTATAATTTATATACAGCTGGTGAACATCCGATATCTGCTTTAGCTAAGGTAAGTCATTTTTATAATGGTTTAGATTTTTCAGAAGAAACTGAAGATCATAGACTATTTAGAAAATCATTATATTTATTAAAAAATATTGATTAAATTTAGCAAAATATGCTATATTATAATTGAAACAAATAAACAAATCTTATAATATTTTATGAAAGAGGTAAAAGTATGGCGACTTTACGTGGCGTTCAAGACTGGGGCAAATTAGCAAAGAAGTTTAACACTATGGGTGGACGTGATGATAAATCAGTAGATCCTCGTTTTTTCGTTCCGGGTAAAGATTCAGAGGGTAACATTGCAGTAACAATTCGTTTCCTTCCATCACCAAATGGAGAAGCAATTGTTGAAGAATCTCGTCACTGGTTTGCTGGACCAGTAGATCCTATCTCAGGAAAAGGCGAAGTGTATAACGAAGCTTGCCCAAGAGCAGTTCGTAAAAAATGTCCAGCTTGCGACTTTGCTGGTAAAGCATGGGGCGACGGAGATAAAGACGCTTACAAAAAATGGGGTAACAAATCTAAATATGTTGGTAACATTCTTGTAATCAATGATGTTAACAAACCAGAGAACAACGGTAAAGTTTTTCTTTTTAGATTCGGCCAAGTTATTTGGAATATGATTGATGAGAAGATGGCTCCTAAGTCAAAACTTCAAGAACCAGTAATTGTATTCTCTTATGAAACTGGCGCTAACTTCAACCTTATCGGTGTTAAGAATAAATTTAACAATGGTAAGAAACTTATTGAATATGATGATTTTAAACCATCTAGTTTTGTTTCACCTGCTGAGTCTATACTTGCAGAAGATGTTATTACAGCGGCTGATGCTGGACTTCATGACATGGTTGAATGGGACGAAGATAACTACTACAAATCACTTGACGAGCTTAAGACTAAGCTTTCTACAGTGATGAAACTTGAAGGCGGAGTTTCTACAGTACCTACTCCAGTTCATCCAATAACTGCCCAAGCTAACGCAGATGCAGATAAAGACATGGCAGCTATTGATGCTCTTGTTAAAGGTGAGACTCCTGAAGTAACTACTGAAACTCCTGCTGTAAGCGCTGATGACGACAACGATGCTATAATGGCTCGACTTAACGCTCTCACTTCTTAAATATAAGTAGATAGTTATCATAGGGCTTCTCATTTTATGAGAAGCCCTTTTTTAATAATCATAGATAAGGAACTAATTTGTTATATTAACGGAGGAGGATATACAATCCTTCACAACTGAACAATATTCACAACTTAGAGATTCTGGTAAATTAATATTAGATTCTAGGTATAATGAAAAATTTGAGAAACTTATAAATAAAAGGAGGTTGCTCTCATGATTAAAGATATTATTCTTGAGGGCCTGTAACTAGACAGGTGCGGAAAATCTACACAGATTCAAAACTTATGGACTTACTTCAATCATCATTACCCAACGGGCTGTAATATTGTTCGCGGAGATAAGATGACAGTTGAACATTTTTACGATGAATCTGATGTTAATTTCAGATATGCGTATTCTCATTCTATTAACATGTCATTTCAAAATATGCTTCATGCTAGGAAATCAAATTTCCAAGGCATTAGACTATATGATAGACTACATCTTTCGGAAGTTGTGTATGGGCAAAAGTATCGTGGATATGATTGCGCTCATATATATAAATCTGAATGGGCTATTGAAGATTTAGACGATGTTTTTCTTATTACATTTATAGATGAAATTGAAAATCTTGTTTCTAGAGATGATGGTGATGGTTTTACATCTAATCCAGAAGAGATGGAAAAAGAGAAACAGAGTTTTATTGAAGCTCATAACGATTCATGTATTAAAAATAAAAAAGTAATCAACATCAATGGACTAAGTATTAGCGATGTCTTTGGTGAAGTACTTAGATTCATAGGAGAGTAATATGTTAACCCCACAAGAATTAAAACAAGTTAAAGCATCATTAGAAATGATAAACCCAGATGACTGCGTTCGTAAAGCTTACTCAAGTATAGTGGATCTTCTTAAAACGTTTACTCAAGAACCCGCTAAGCCAGTGATGATTCCACCGGGCGGCATCTTAACACCTAGTTCAAGTGAAGCTGGTTTTCCTGAAAATGTTATATTGTGTAAGTCTGATAAGACTCTCATAGAAGACACTCCTAAAGAGGGAGGCTCATTATCTTAACAGAAAAACAATACAACCAGATAGTTGCTGGCATTAGCTTAATGGAAGATTTGACTGAAGCTCAACTTGAAACCATAAAAAAGTATCTTAAAACTTTTATTTCTACTGAACCTATTCCGGTGGTGAACATTATTAGTATGAAGCCTCAACCTTTAACTCCAGCAATAATACATAAAGATGATAAATCAGTATTCTCTACTGAAGATATGGCTAAGACCATAGCTAATCGTGGAAATAATATTTTCGGTGGATCTGGTACTAAAACTATTAAACTTAACTCTGAAAAGGAATCAGACAAATAATGATATATACAAAAATTAGAAATGTAAAGTCCCCTGCCCGTTCAAATCCAACAGATGCAGGGATTGATTTTTTCGTACCAGCATATGATGCTGATATAGCATTAGCAGTTCATGAGAAATCAATGAAAGTTCAAAGCATAACTTCTAGTGAAATTACAATGGCTCCAGGCGATAATATTTTGATCCCTCTTGGGATTAAAGTAATGGTCGATTCTGGTACAGCACTTGTAGCTTTTAACAAATCAGGTGTTGCAAGTAAAAAAGGACTTTTGACTGGCGCATGTTGTGTTGATCAGGGCTATGAGGGAGAAGTTCATTTGAACCTGATTAATCCTACTAGTGAAACTCAGACAATCGAATGGGACAATAAGATTATTCAATTTTTACAATTGAAGATTGATCAGCATATGCCAACTGAGAT